TTCCGATGTGGCGTTGCACTTGGTTGGCTCCTCGATTTGAATTGCGTCAAGTTCTTCGTTCAGGTCACAGCCTAACGCCTCGACTTTCTTCCTTAAACAGGTCTTCCAGTAGGCGGCGGGGATTTTTAGGTCGTGCTTGGTGCGGATTGCCATCGCCAATTCCTTGAGCCACTCGCGGGCATGGAATCTATGAATAATCATTGGAACCGCTTTCCTGACAAGCTCGCGGTCTGCTGGTCGTGCGCGAACGCCAGGCCGGCCGTTGAACAGGTCAACCAATTCGTTACATTCCTTGGCCAGTCCTCGGAACTCCTCGCTTGTTATTTTAACTTTTCCATTCACTCTTTCGATCGATCGATTAACTTTGGTTGGTTTAGGTTGGGTTAGAGTGATAGGTTGCAAATCTGGTTGTTTACCAGGTTCCTCACCTAGTTGCTCCGTGCTATCGGTGGCAGGTTCGCCCTGCTCCCTTGCGATAACACCCTTGAGCCAATTTGGCATGTGTTCGCCCCAGTTGTGGACAGTTAGCTGGTCGCCGTCGCGGTCGAGCCAGCGGGTTTCTACTAATGCATCAATCAGGTCGGTCGCGTCGTGCGGCCACTCAAGCCAGGCTGCGATTTCATCGGTTGAGAACTTCGTGAGGTCACCGCCTCGCGCGTTGATCTCGGTGAATTTCCACACCGTTTCAAGTACACCCGCTGCAAAGCATCGCGGCAACTTGAGCCGCCGTTGCAGGTTTGCGAATTTTACGTTCAATATCGTTTGGTGCTTCATGTTAAAATAATGTAGCTTCGTTTTTTAACTCAGACTGTGCCTGACGCGCATACTTTAGGCTTTGCTTAAAATAGCTGTTCTTCAGCTCAATGCCTATCGCTTTCCTGCCTGCCTTTATTGAACAGTAGACCTCAGATCCGATGCCCATGAACGGCGTCAGCACTGTTTCACCCTCGTTGCTCCACAACGTAAGGCATCGGTCAATCACATCGAGTTGCAAAGGGCAGATGTGTTTTTCGTCATCATCTTCTCTGGCTCCTTTCTTATTTAGTGTATTCGACTGCCTAATATCCATCCAAACCGGGCTTGCGTACCTTCGCCAAATATTATGGCTCCTTTTTACGCCAGAGCCGCCAGGATCGTCAGAGCCAGCGTAATGCACGAGCCCATCGGGATGGGACACTGGCAGCGGATTTTCTCCAGGCTTGCGGAACGCTAAAACATAATCAGGCAGTCCACAACGTGATCTAGTGCTGTCTTTTTGTAACTGTTTGTGCATTAATCCAATCGCCTTGGTGCGCGTCGCTTCGATCAGCGGATCTTTCCAAACTAGAGTCCGAGAGTGGTAAACGAATGATTCGGCTTGGAATGCTCTAATAATATCTCCCGAAAAGTCTTTAACTCCAATGACGCCGTCTCTCTCTTTCATCGACGGAAGATCCATGCAATGAACCACTACAATCCTACCTGGAATCACTACGCGATAAAGATCTTGAATTAACTTCGCGAAATGGCTGAAAAACTGATTGTAGTCTTTCGAGTTTCCCATATCGCGCTCTGAATTGCTGTACGAGTATAAGTCGGCAAAAGGCGGTGAGAAAACACATAACCCGATACTCTCGTCTGGCACCCCATCGATAACCTCACAGCAATCTCCGTGGTAAATAGCAAAATTATCACCGATTTCCTGATCGATCAATTCAACCATGACGGCACCTCCATAGCTTTCCCTGTGATGTAACTGCTTGAATCTTTGCTATAAAACGATTTCATGTTGTCTACAATCATCTTAAACATTTCCTGTGCTTGGGTCTCTTTTCTCCTCAAGTTTCCCAACACCGCAGACTCCGCTTCTGTTGTCACAATATTAACAGTAACCGGATTCCTTTGGCCAAACCTCCAGCATCGCCTTACCGCTTGATAGAATTGCTCGTGCGAATGTGACGGGAAAAAAGACATATTATTACAATGCTGCCAATTCAGCCCAAATGCCGCCATGGTAGGCTTTGTCACTATCCTTTTGATTTGTCCCGACTGAAATGCAATGATTTTTTCCTCTTTCTCCTCATCTGTTTGTGATCCCGTTATTTCACAACAATCGTCAATGAGTCTTGACAGCAAGCTACTTTCCGAATTCAGCGAGCACCACGCAACAAAAGCACCCTTCCCAGAGTTGGCAATATCTGCGACAGTTTCACACCGGATCCCCATCGTCATTTTTCGCTCCTCCCTTTGGCTTTCTAGCGTTGTGGCCTCTGTCGGAAACAACATGCCTCGCCTTGCTTTGCTGCTCAACACATGGTCTTCCATATTAAGCGGCGGAAGAGTGAATTTATCGTCATCAAATCCTATGTCAGATGGCTTCCGAATTGCTCTCGCCCAGTTTGCAACAAATCGCCAGAATGGATTATTGGCATGCCCCTTCAGCCTCCAAGATGCTGTATTCCCTCCGTCATGTACGAAATAGGTAGCGAGCATTTCAACCCGCCGCATAATACCCAGTGCTTCTACGCTATTCCCTAGCTCGGTGTAATCATTAGGGCTCGGTGTGGCTGAGCATAGCAAACGGTAGTTTATCGGTCGCATAAACTCGATGATCGCGTTTCTTGTTGACCCACTATAGCTCTTCAAAATACTAGATTCATCGCATACGCATCCAGCAAATTCCGATGGATCAAAGTGGTGTAGCCGCTCGTAATTTGTCACCACAATGCCGCCGGCATGCTTTCCATCACTCGACCTGGCCGATTCAACTCCAAACTTCGATGCCTCCGCAACTGTCTGCCGACTAACAGCCAGCGGCGTCAAAATCAATACAGGCTTATTTGTCTTCTTTACGATTTCATTTGCCCATGCCAACTGCATAGCTGTCTTGCCGAGCCCGCAATCAGCGAAAATAGCCGACCTCCCGATCCGCAAAGACCACTCGACAATATTCTTCTGGAAGTCATATAGCCAGTCAGGCAAGTTATCTGGAACGAATCCGCTGTCGGCATGTTTTTGTAACTTTGATTCTATAAACTCTCGGTAATTCACAATTCCCTCCGAGGAACACTGTCCACAATGCCTAATGTCAGGTTTGTACGTGTTAATGGTTGCGTTTTGCCTTCAATTTGTGAGACAACATCCGCCATCTTTTAGAGTGGCGGTTCGGTGGATCGCATTTAATACAGTGTTCACCGCCGAGCATGTCCCACCAATAATTAGAGCCGTTGCAATTGGTACACGGCGGCGGAGGCAAGATAGAATCCACGGGCCAACCGTCTGCGCAAAACTTAACGCTTAATGTCGTATGGTGTTTCACTTCGCGTCTTCCTCCAAACTTGGCCAACCGTCTGTCAATGCGTCGTTTTTTACCAATTCCTGGTGGATGTATTTAGTGTTTAACAACTCCGTCTCTACCCGTCGCGTCAGGAAAGCCTTAGTTGATAGGTTCACCCGTTCGCCAAAATGGCGAGACCACTCCTTGTCGTCTTCCCACACTTTTTTCTGCAACCTTTTGTACAACTTCAATTTCCGTTCCGTATCGACGCTGAATACTGCTGCATTCAGGCGTGGCCATGGTGTATGTCGGCGCAAACACACCAATGGATCGCAACTAAAGATCCGCTTATACTCCTCTTGGGCTCGCAAGTTCCAGTAGGTGTCGTAAGAACCCACATTTGTCGCCTTTATCCACCTCCACATAGCATCGCTGTCGCTTACGTTCGGCCCCTCGATGTGGCAATCCCCGCACAAAAGAACCATATTGTCTGGTGCCAATCCTCCACCCAGCGACTTCGGGACAATGTGGCAGAACTCCAGCTTTCGCTCATAGCCGCACCGCCAACACCGCTCGTGGGCATCGTGCCAATCAACAGCTACATCTTCGTCGTATACTCGAGTTTCCCAATACGCGATAATTTCTTGCTGCCGTGCTAGTTGTGCTTTGGTGTACTTTGGCATTGCCTAACGCCTCGGCCGCTTCATTGTGTACAGTGTCAACCCGCCACTAATCCGCTGGCACGTTATCGACCCGCCACGCTTCGCCAGGTGCCGCCGTAGGTCACTTATGCGGCTGGTGTACTTCAGCGAGTGCATGGCCAGTTCTTTGTTGGTTCTCGGCTTGTCGGATAACAGACGGTAGATCTTTGCGTTCTGTCCGGTTAAACGCGGTTGGTCCTGTGCTGGTGCTGGGTAGGGTTGCACGCTGCCAATGACGTTGTCCCAGTCAATAGTTTTCTGCCCACTCATTCCCTGACCCTTATACAGTTGACGGTTTTTCCTTCGAGGTCGCATGTGCTCGGGACAATGGTGATCTTACACCCGGCCCAGTCGTTCAATTCTTCGCCATGATGGGCCGCTATTCGGTTGCCGTTGGTGCGGTTTAACACAAGCCCGCGGTCGCCGGTTTCCTTGAAATACAAAACCGTCTTCAATTTGCCTTCGCGGCCAACGGGTACACATGTTTCGTATCGGTCAATTGTTAACGTGCGGGGCTCGCCGTCGAGTTCGCGGGCTTCCATGAATCGACTTGGAAAAACTTCGTGTAACTTCATTGCTACGCCTCCACAGGTTTGCTACATGTTTGGTCGTTGTCTGGTTCAAGGTTTGCCGCAAATCGCTTTTTAGTGGGTTGTTATTCCACACTCCCGTAAAAACCTTGCCATTTGCCCTTGCGCTGTTTTCGATATGCCTACATGAGGCACCGCGTTTACTGCTTTCACCTCTCCCTTGTCATTCCGCGAAATAGCCGCCAGCCCGTTTTTATCAATCCACTCCTCTGCCCTTCTCCAGGTTTCATAGCTTCGGCAATACGCCTCTGTTGCTACAATGTCCACCGACTCTAAGACGCCGGCGTCCCCTAACTTCTTTACAATCCGCGCCCACTCGCGCCGCCCGTGTTCACCTAGCCACCCAGGTGCCCGCCTTGCTTCTTCTTCAGTCATAACTAACCCCCGACCGCCTCAGGTCGCTATCTAATACTCCATCGCCAAAAAACTGACTCCCCTTTTCATTGCCATTGCCTTGTTTCCCCCCGTCTGCCTCCCATTGTCCAAAAAACTCGTTCGTTAATTCCGTTGGCGTCTTGTCAAACGTGCCCTTTTGGGCGTCAAACACTTCTGCCACCACCTCTTCTAGGAACTCAGCCATTGCTTTGCTGTCAGAAATTTCAAAACTCTCCAACCGCCGGTTTTCGTTTAAATTCATAGATGTCCGCAGCACTAGGTTCCAGTCCCTGTTTCTTATTGTCACAAACTTCGCGTGATTCTTGGTTAACCTTATTGCTCCGTCTCCGAACGCCTCCCGTAATGCCGCCGTATATGCCGGTTGCCTGCTTGGAAACGAAAAGTCGACCAAGAAAAGAATCGATTTGATCCGCCCGTTCGTCAATAACGCGTTAGCAAATCCAATATCCGCGTTCGCCGCGGTCCAGGTTGAAATTATCAGTTCCGCCGGGCCTGTTGTTTCTAGACAATATTCAATCAAATCAATCAGCGACCATTGCCCCTTAGTGAGGCCGTATATCTCGCACCCGGTCGCTATCTCCCCTACCGCTTCCGCCACAATCTTGGCCGCGATGCCTTTCCGTATCACCCGGCCCTTTAACGTGTTACGTTTAACTATTGCCATAGCTTACCCCCCCAATTACATAGACAACGGTTTGCCGCCGGCCGTTAATGTCGGCGCTGTCGGCTTCGGCAAGAACCAACTTGGCAAGTTCCAGGGATCGCCAGGTGTGTACGGTGCCGGCCAGTCGTCCTGGTCGATACACTCAGCCAGCAAGAACAATAAACGCGGCAAATCTACCGCGGCGCGTGTCGTGTCAACCGGTGCAGCGTGTACAAAATATGGCGCCTCGGTTTCGACTGCGACTATCTCAGCCGCTATGCCGATTTCTCCGCCAGTGCCTAGCCGGCTTAAAAGTCCATACTGATAAAACTCTAGTTGCAAATCGTAGCGGTAGCGTGCAATTGCCGTTCCAAAGTCGGCCAGGTCGGCGGTTGTTTTCAGATCGACAATCAAATAGTCCGACTCGCCGCCCGTTAGTTCTAGGGCCGCGTCGCCGGTTATCAATTTGTCGAGCCTCGCCTTACATGGGAAAGTAACCACCTGGCCAGACTTCGCGGCGACCTCCTCTTGCCACACAATGGTCACCTCAGTCTCCCCTTCAGCCCGCAACAAGTCGGCCGCTCGATCGTTGCGGTGGCACGCTTCACTACACTCCCAGGCGCGGTTCCAATCTTCAGCACTTATTACCTCTTTGCCGTCATGGTCCTGTTGAAACTCGGCCAACTTGCCGCGGTAGTATTTTGTATTTTTTGAGGTCGTCGGCTTTCCGGCTGCCGTCTGGTTCTCTTCGTCTTGTTCATACGGTGGGAGCACTGCGTAACGGTTATCAAACTCGCATTGTTCTAGGAGTGCTGTGTGGCAGATCGAGCCAAACGTCAACGACGCAGTTTCCTTGCGTGGGGTAAAATAGCGGTAGTGGGCGGGCGAGCGGTCGAGCAATTTAAGCCGCGTTGCGTTGGCTGCATCGATGTCGAGGTAGTCAGACATCGGCAGGTTATAGTAAATTCCCGGTTCCGTTTTTGTCATATCAGTATTCCCACGTTGTTGCTTCAGGGTTGTTTTGAACTCGCGACCATTCCCGGCGGGCCGCGGACCACTCACGGCGTAGCTCTGCTGTAGCTTTGGTGATGTCGCCCGGGCTCGGTACTGTTGTGCAATAGTTGGCTGACGCTTGTTTACGCTTCCCGTCGGGAATGGCCTTGTATATCAAGGTGACGCCGTCGCTCTCTTCCACGATTCCTAAGTCTGTCAGGATCGGATGGGCGGCGCAGGATGGAATTGAAATTTCCACCCAATTGCCTGGCGTGTGATCGCGTGTTCGTTCTGCTGGTGGCATAAGAAAAAACCACGCCGCCGCCTTGCTTCTTGCTGCGATTCCGTGCAGCGGCGACGTGGCCCCAAGGTTAAAGCCTGTTGTCTAA